GGCCGCTATAGGCGCGGTTGCTGGTGGTGCGTTAGGGTATTTTGCTAAGAAAGGAATGAAGATCAAGAAGTCCTTATACGATGAAGGAGGTTTGTTTGAGAAGCTAAGGGAGAGACGATCGGAACGCAGAATAGATAAAACTCCTGTTAGACAGGCTAGGACCTCAGAGCTTTTAGATGTACTGGCTAGCGATCAACCTACAACCTTGGGGGCATACGATCCAAAAGAAAAGGAGATAGTTATGTATAGGGATGGCGAAGATCCCGACACTCTTAAGCATGAGCAAGTGCATGCTTCTCAATACGGACCTTTACAGCGTTTAGCTTACAGAATGGATAACGATCATGACGCAAGGATACAAGACCCCGCAATGAGAAAAGCTTATAGAAAGCTTACTACGGGGAAACACATAGTTGACGACAGTAAGTTCGATAAAGCTGGTAAGTATGTTTTAAGTAACGGGCAAGAATATGAAGCTGTATTAAATACAGGGGTAAATGCTGCAAAAGAACAAGGGGTTGACTTTAATCTTTCGTTTGAAGAGATACTTTCTCAATTAAAAAATATACCTTCTCCTACTAATAATATGAAAGGGTTAATGAAGTTCATGAGTAATAAGTTTACTAAAGGGCAAAGAGATTTAATACTTAAGTCTATAAGATGAATATACGCAGATCAACACCTCCAGGGATGAGGGTAAGGAAGTTCCATGAGGGAGGAAAAGGACCAGGTCACCCACATGAGGAGCTCACAACGGAGGTTCTAGACGAGATATTAAATAGTAAAGTTGAAAGGCCTGCTTATAAATTCTCTGAATTCAGATATACTGTAGGGAATCATGAAGGAGGAATAAACGGTTATTCTGCGATACAAAACGAAAGTGATCCTAATAAGCTATCTACAGGAAAGGGTAAATACCAGTTTGATGCTGAGTCCGCCCAAACCGCTTATACGAGAGCTAAATGGATAGCTAAGGAAAGAGGGTATTCACTCCCTGCTATGACGGAGGAGCAATTTAAGAATATGGATCAGGTATCCCCTGAGCTACAGGACCTTCTATTTACAGCCCATTTCGCTAGAGATGAAAATTCCTTAGTTTCTACAGTTTTAACGGACCAGTCTCAATGGGCAGATCAATGGGCAAAAGGTCACTGGAAAGGTAATTTTGATAAAGATTATGAGACCCGCGTAAAATCTTTTAAGCACACTTTAGATAACCAAGAAGGCACAGGCAACCCCAGAAAGGATGTAGGCCCTGCGTTTCAACCTATATTCCCAAATGACTAAACCTGACAACAATTTCGACCTACCTTCTCCGTCTTTTCTAGACCAAAAGAAGCTTAAAGAGCAAGAGGCTAAAATAGAGTCTGGAGAGACGGTATGCAATACGGACTCCCCAGAAGACTGTGAAAGTTGTAGCGGATAATATATTATATTTGTAAAAAATAAAGAGTTATGCAGATTAGAAAATACAATATGGGTGGACAGACGCAAGGACAGATGCAAGGGCCACCACAACAGGGAGGACCAGAACAACCTGCTCCAGTTGATGTAAATCAACTATTAGAGATGTTATCACAGATGCCTTCTGAAGCAAAGCTTTCTCCTGAAGAGGTAGCTCGATTTATTATGGGCGACTTACCTATGAATATGCCTCAAGGCGGTGGACCTCCAATGTCTCAAGGAGGCGGAATGCAATAATAAATGGCTACTTTAAACGTAACTATAAGCGAAGAACTAACTCTTAATGGAGCTGACAGAGGGTCTACAAACACTCTTGCTGTAGCTTCTGTTACTCAGGTATACCATAGGATCGTTACTTGTCCTGCAAGCCAAGATACTACAGTAGCAACGTTTGCCAGTACAGTAGATGACAGCACAAGCGCAGCTGGTAGTATAGATGTTGGTGATGTAAAATACGTAAGATTAACAAATCTAGGTACACAGCCTGTAAACTTGTCTTTACAAGTAGGTACAACAGACGGTGGAGACGGTGCTGCTGACGAATCGGCTACAATTCTTATTGCAGCTGGAAGAAGTTTTGTTATGGGTGCTACGATTGACGCTATAGCTGTAAATGACACAAATGCAAACATAGACGTATCAATGCATGAGTTGGAATCACTACTTATTGATCCAGGTAGTAACGCAGTAACAGTAGAGGTGTTTGTAGCTAGCTAATATGAAGCCTATTAAGAGATATGAGCATGGTGGAGTTCACTGGGACGTTCCAGAAGATGAACCTACTAGAAGAGAATTAAGGAAAGAAGAAAGAGAGGATAAAAAAGGGATGATTCCTGCAAGATTTAGAAATAGAGGTCAGGCTGGGCTGGATGCGTATAGAGAAATGATGCGGAGAAGGGGCGGTAAAGGGTTTAATCCCTTAGCTGCTCTTAAAGGGTTGTTTCAAAAGAAAAGAGGAAGCACACAGGGAGCAGGATCAAATGTAGGTATGAAGTGCTCTAAAACTGGTTGTGGTGCTTATGGGTATTAAAATAAATTAAGTTCAAAAATTTAAAAAAAATGAAATTAGAAGTAATTAGATTTAACAAAGGAAAGGACTCAACAAATGGGATACTATTTAATACAACGAATGAAAGAAAATTTTTATGCTATACCCTCGAAGATGAGAGCCGCACTGAAAAAGTGTGGGGAGAAACTTGTATACCTGAAGGAGAGTATGTTCTCGGTCTTCGAACTGTGGGGGGCCACCACGCCAAGTACTCTAAAAGGTTTTCTGATATCCATATGGGAATGCTTCATGTACTTGATGTACCTAATTTTAAATATATTCTTATTCATTGCGGCAATACTGACGAAGACACTGCTGGATGTTTGCTATTGGGTGATTCGCAAGAAAACAACAACATTAAAGAAAACGGATTCATTGGACGATCAACTCAAGCCTACTTCCGTATCTACGAAGACATCGCGAAAGCAATCGAAAAAGGCGAAGAAGTAACTATAACATATCGGGATTTTGCAACATGCCTTCTTTTATCTCAAGAAGATGCGGTAAATATGCTTGACGAATGTTAGGCTGTAATTATCCTTCGAGCTCTCTATAAGCTCTCTGCACAAGTAATCTAGCTTTTTGAGTTAAAGCATACCTTACCCTATAGTTAAACTTTGTTTCATCTCTAAAGAGATGATCGGCAAAAGTGTTAGAAGGGGTAAGTTTATCAAAATGTTTATATAGGTAACCTTTATTTACTAACGGATATATAAATCTATTCTGGGTGTTATTCCTATTCATGACTAAGCTTTCCGCTGCGTACTTTATCGTAAAGAACTGAAGGTCATACCCCCAGAAAAGAAACTCTACATGGGAGAAGTTAATGTCGTATTCTTTATTTACAAAGTGCTTAACAACTTTTAATTTCTTTAAATAGTTCCTGTGGATATATTTCTTATCTTGCAGGGAGAACTCTCTAAACAGTCTCTTTTTGGGTACTTTACTTTTAGGCATTAAATAGATTATTATTATGAAAGATATAGCTTTTTTATTAGAGATTCAAAAATTAGCTCTAGAAATGGATGACCTTGTTGATAAGTATGACATGAGGGATAGATTTGTTTCTATATTAGTTTCTGGTTTTTTACAAGAAGATGATTACGGGGAGATGAATATGAACGCTATATATAGTTACCATCTATCTACTATATTTGAGCTAACGGAGATATTGGATTTTATAAACAATACATTTGAACACGAATTTGAATACGAGACCCCTGAAACCTTTGAAAACTTCGACGCAGACGTAGATGATTTTCTAGAGAGCTTAGGGATAGATACTGAATAAAATGGAAGGAATTATTAGAAAAATTGTGGTCGGAAGAGACCCTAAAGACGGAATGGCTTATTATGTGGGAATGAGAGCAGGAGCGGGGAAAGTAAGCACGATCGTCCAAGACGAGAGATATCTAGTCAAATACAGTAAAGACAGATACCTCGTATATATGCAAGATACAGAAGGGGTTCAAACCTTATGGAAAGCTATAGACGGTATGCCGTGTATGTTAGAGTTCGATTGTAATTTTTGATGCGTATACCTAAAACAATATTACAGGTTTGGTTTGGGGGAACACCGTTAACCCCGCCAATGTTATCAGCCATAGACACCTGGAGGACTTTAAACCCGTCTTACGATCATATATTAATGTTTGATGACAACGGCAGGAAGTTTCTAGCGGACAATTTCACCGAAGACGTCTTACTTGCTTTTGACACGATGGATAGAGGCGCCGCTAAATCCGATCTATTTAGATACTGCTACCTGTTTGTTAATGGCGGCGTTTATTCCGATATGGATAATATATGCCTCAAGCCCTTAGATGAATGGTTGCCTAAAGACAAGCCTTTTATAAGCTCTTTGAACCTTCCTTGTTTAACTCCTGGTGAGCAGTACGGAAAACACTTCGACCCCGAATCCGCCTTCTTGGCCTCTGTAGAAAATCACAAGTTCCTGAAGATGGCTATAAATCTATGTAAGTACAACGTGCTAAATAAGGCTGTCCATGGCCCCCACCCAAAGATGAAATCTCCTTACCGTAGGGGCTTGATGGGATTAACGGGTCCTAAGCTGTTAGCACAGGCTATTCTTATGAGCAGCAATAGATCTATTGATGACAGCCTACACTTCGGTGAGAACTCAGGACTTAGCCTTCCTATTAAGGTTAAGGTTACAGGGACTAAGTTCCATGATAAGTTCTGGCAAGCCAATTTAGTGGATGAGAATGAAGAACCCGTTATACAAATGAAGTATGATGGATATAATCCAAAAGACTACTGGGCATTTTAAAATAAAAGTAATGAATAAAAGTAAAGGATTAGGCGACTCTATTGAAAAACTAGCTCGCCTTATAAAGATTAAAGCGCTTGTAGATAAAGTAAGTGCAACTACAGGTAAGGACTGCGGCTGTAAAAAACGGCAAGAGTCATTAAATAAAAAATTTCCTTATAAAAAATGAAAACATTTAATCTATTTGTCGTTAAGCTAGAGAAAAGGCTTAAGGATACAATTACTTCCAATAGCGGATTTGAGCTACATATAGACGCAAGGTTTAACGACTTTGACAACCGAACAACTGAAGGCCCCGTTGTGTGTGTTCCCTTTAAGTTCGATACGGGAGTGGAAGTAGGGGATACTTTATACTTTCACCACTTAGTAGTTCTAGGTGGAGATAATAGCGGTCAAATCTTTACTGAAGACGACAACACCTATATCGTTACTTACGATCCAAACAATGCTATTGGGAATCAAGCTATAGCGTATAAGAGCCAAAAAGACGGTAAGATACATTGCTTAGCAGGCTGGTGTCTATTGAAATCTGTAGAGCAAGAAGAGTTAAAGCTTCAGTCGGACCTCATAGAGATAGTAGACCTCACGGAAGCCTTACCCACTAAAGGGGAGGTGGCTTATACATGCAAAGCGGCTGACGAACAGGGAGTTGTCCCAGGAGACGTTGTGGGATTTAAGCAGAACAGAGATTATCGTATAACTATAGACGAGGTAGAATATTACCGAACTCGCGCAGAAGACCTAATGTATGTCGAAATATAAATTTACTACTACTAGTGCATCTAAAAGGCTTATGCATAGCATGGAGATAGCTATAGATAATATGATCGAAGAGATTAAAAAACCTGTAGACCCTGAAATAAACGGTAGCGCACGGAAGGCGGAACTTCAATCTATAAAGCAAACAGCCACGGACTGCAAGGAGCTTATTATAGAGAGGCAGAGGTTGGCTCAGATGGTAAAGGACCTTGAGGTTAGCGGGGATATAAAAGACATAAAGGACTACTCTGGCGGATTTGCTGAAAGGTTTTCTAAGTAATGTGTACCGTTACTGAATATAAAGAATGTAAAGATTGTAAAGAAGTTAAATCTAAAAAAGATTTTCAGTTACATAAAAATTGCTTAGGTGGAATTGAAAATTCATGTAAGAAGTGCAGAACAAAAAGAAAGCGTGACGCTAATCGAACAAAGAAAAAACAATTGGTTTCTCTTTCGGGCGGAAAGTGCGAAGTTTGCGGTTATAATAAATGTGATTCGGCTTTAGAGTTTCACCATCGAGATCCATCGCAAAAATCCTTTGCTATTAGCGAGTCTAAAAGATCATTTAAAAGTTTATTAGTTGAATCTAAAAAGTGCGCTCTTTTATGTGCTAATTGTCATAGAGAGCTTCACGCGGGATTAATTAAGTTGTAACTTTGCAGTATGAAAAAATTATTATTTGTTTTATTGTTGTTACCTGTATCTGTTCTATCTCAATGCAATCAGCACGTTTTTACTTCTGTAGGAGCTGAGAAATGGACTAATTTTCAATATCAAGACTGTGATGGGGAGTCTCATTATTTTGGGTTGCCTGCGGGAGGGTATACTATAATTTACTGTGCAGACATAGGAACAACTTTTGTTTTAAACGGAGATGGCTTTGTCTACCCGTTACTTACAGAGCACCCTAATTACGCTTCATGCATACAGGAGGATACATGCCCTGGGGACTTGGATGATAGTGGAACGGTAGACGTTCAAGATTTATTATTATTTTTATCAAGCTACGGTGTATGCGAAAATTAATATATCTATTAGCTTTATGGGTTCCAACGCTATCTGCACAATGCGATGTAGCTATAAGTAGTTGGGATGCTATAACAGGGGATATTGTTATAGAGGCTATTAACAGTGAGAACTGTGGTTGCAATGAATTTACAACTGAAGGTAATACGTGTGAGAATAGCTCTAGTCCGTACGTAACTAATAACGAAACAGTCTCATCAATAGTTTTAGGGTTGCATGTAGAAGGGTTGGATTATAATTGGTTGGATTGTTTGACTGGAGTCAATCACCCAGGATGGACGTTTAAAGTTTTTACTCTTTATGGAAATCAAATGCTAGAGAGTGGGGATACTTGGAGTGCTAATGTCTATGATACAGGGGCAAGTACAAGTGATTGTTGGACTGAGGTATTAGCTAACGATACGCTATGTACTGAGTTAGTTGTATGGCAGATTAATCTATCTCGCACAGCTTTTATAGATGATGGCGGTTGGGCGGTAAATCCAGGGTTTAACCAAACGCAGAACTACCCTGACGTAGATCTTTCTAATAACACCGTTGTTAATTGTGCTCTACCTGCATGTGATACAGTGTATGTAGACGTAGAAGTTATCGAGTACATCACAGATACAATAATCGAGTATATAGATGTAGAGTGGGTAACAACAGATACTATAATAGAATATTTATTACAATTAGTTTATATAACAGATACTCTTGTTGAATACGAGTATATTTATTTAACCGATACGATGTATGTAGACGTAGTTGTAGATAATTACGTTTATGTTACAGATACTTTAACGCTTACTGAATATGTATTTTCAACTGAATATATAGATTGCTATACAGGTTTACCTTGTGAAGATGGTGGAGGCGGGATTAATGACTGTGACGATAACAGTATTTTCATTCCTAATACTTTTACCCCTAATAATGATGGGGTCAATGATGTATTTTATGCAATAACCGATCCAACGTGTTGGTTAACGTGGAATATGCAGATATACAATAGATGGGGGACGCTTGTAAAAGAAATAACCGATCCAATGGGTTATTGGACAGGGACAAGTTTTTCTCAACATTGGTTGTGCCCTGATGGGGTTTATACTTGGAAGCTTAACGCGACTCAGTCTGGAAAAGCCACCCAGCTGCAAGGGCTTGTAACAATATTTCGCTAACTGTATTTTTTTTAGTATATTGCAAGAGTTATGAAAGCTATAAAAAGAGATTATAAAAAGGAGTACGCTAAGTACGGATCTAAGCTTAAAGCTAAAAAATATCGCGCGGAGCTAAATCAAATTAACAGAGAAAAAGGAAATTACGGGAACGGAGACGGATTAGACGAGGCTCATTTTAGTAAAGGGGGTAAGACTAGACTTCAAGCTCAGTCTAAAAACAGAGCTAACAACAGGCCTAAAAAAAGGAATAGCGTATAAGCTATTAAATTTAATATATATATAATGAAATATTTACTTATCTTCATGTCTGCTATATTACTAGCGTCATGTTCTGTGCAGACTAAACACAGAAGGTCCCAAGCGAGACATTACAATCAATGCTGGTGTATAGACCCTTGGGGAGGAGGCGCCGAATGGTGCTGTGACGGACCAGCTCCAAAATACATGGCCCCATACAAACATTCTAGAGGTTACATTAGAGCTAAATTTTAATTAGATGGCAGAGTATAAATGTGATTGCAACGACGAAGTTGTAGATAAATCAGGCGTAACAATAAGGCATATTGAAGGGGAAGGTGTAATACATGACGTCCAATGCGAGAAATGCGAGAAATATATGACGTTAGCTAACCCAAAATCTGGCGCACCTGGGTTTAGATCTAATAGATATGGGCAGACGTTTTGAGTATACTTTTAGATGTTAAAGAGTATGAAGAACCAGCTGTTAAAATTTGTCCCAACGGTACGGAAGGTGAGCTTATTGAACTCGGTGGGCTACTCATTTGCCTTCCAAAAAGGCCTCCGAAAAAAGAAATTTCAGGATATAAAGAACCAAACTCTATGCAAATGTGGGGAAGGGTACTTATGCCGCAGGAACTGTCTCGTATTCGTTCTATGGATGAGTGGGCGGAAATGCCACGAGAGTTTAGAGCAAGGTTTCGTCCATATATCGAGGAAGAGTTTAGGCGTAGGCGTGAGGGTTTTTGGTTTTATAACAACGGCACAGCTACATATATTACGGGGCGGCACTACATGATGATACAGTGGACCAAGATGGATATTGGTTACCCGTATTTTTTAAACTTCCAAAGAGATATCTTCTTACACTTAGCGGCGTGTGAAATTGATCCTAGATGTATAGGTCAGCTATATACTAAGTGTCGTCGTAGTGGGTACACAAATATGTGTTCATCTGTGCTTGTAGACGAAGGGACGCAAGTCAAAGACAAACTTATGGGGATTCAGTCTAAGACTGGTAAGGATGCCCAAGAAAATATATTTATGAAGAAGGTTGTTTTTATGTTTAGAAACTACCCTTTCTTTTTTAAGCCTATCCAGGACGGTACAACCAATCCGCGTATGGAGCTGGCCTTTAGAGAGCCATCGAAAAGAATAACTAAAAAGAACAAAACCTCTCAAATGGGAGAGGCTTTGAACACGGTTATAAATTGGAAAAACACAACAAATAACGCATATGACGGGGAGAAGTTACACCTGTTGTATTTAGATGAAGCAGGAAAATGGGAAAGACCTACAGACATAAGAGACGCTTGGAGGATTCAGAGGACTTGTTTGATCGTCGGAAGAAAAATCGTGGGGAAGGCAATGGTCGGAAGCACGGTAAACCCAATGGACAAAGGGGGAAGTCAATACAAGGATCTATGGGAGGACTCAAATCCTTTGGAGAGGAACGCGAATGGGAGGACTAGAACTGGTCTATATAGACTTTTTATTCCTGCATATAATTCTCTAGAAGGTTTCTTTGATAAGTTTGGTCACCCAATAGTTGAAGACCCTATAGATACTACAGAAGGTATAGATAACGAGTACATTTATATCGGGGCTAAAACATTCTTAAAGAATGAAAGAGACTCTTTAAAAAACGATGCTTCGGAGTTAAACGAAGTGGTCAGGCAATTCCCCTTTACGGAAGACGAAGCCTTTAGGGATAGTATAGAAGGGAGTGTATTTAACATCGGGCAGATCTATGAACAGATAGAGCATAATGACGAGCTGTTTCCTAACCCTGTTGTTGCGGGGAACTTTGTCTGGAAAGGAGGGGTAAAAGACACTGAGGTAGTATTTAGCCCAAACGTTCAGGGTAGATTTAAAATTGCCTGGATGCCACCTCCTGATTTTAGAAACCAAAAGAAAACAGAGAGAGGCAAGAGGGTAGCTCCTCATTCAAATTTTGGCGTTGGAGGAGTTGACTCATATGACCTTGACGCCACTGTAGATGGGAGGGGGTCTAAAGGTTCCTTGCACTTATATAACAAGTTCCATATGGAGCACCCTTGCAATATGTTTGTATTGGAGTATGCTTCAAGGCCTCCTTTAGCTAAAATATTTTACGAAGATGTTTTAATGGCCTCTGTGTTTTATGGTTACCCTATATTAATAGAGAATAACAAATACGGTATAGCAAGGCATTTTGAAGCCAGAGGATATGACGGGTATTTAATGGATCGGCCTAAACATTTACTTAGCGCTAGTGGAATGAAATCTAAAACAAAAGGTATTCCATCTAACTCACAAGACGTAATCCAAGCTCACGCACATGCTATAGAGGCCTTTATACATGATCATGTAGGAACAAATAGAGAAACGGGAGATGTTGGAAAAATGTATTTCAATAAAACACTAGAGGATTGGATAGGTTATAAGATAGACGATAGAACTAAATATGACCTTACAATTAGCTCTGGATTAGCTCTATTAGGAGCGCAAAAAGCTAAGCCTAAAAAGGCTTCTGACCTGTCTGAAAAACGATTCTTTAGGAGATATCAAGTAATCGGATGATTTACTATATTTGCTAAATAGAAATACCATATCTTAAGGATGTATAATAACGAGAATAAAAGCAAGCAGGGTTTCCCAGATCCATTAGAATCTACGGAATTAAAGCAAAAGAAAGAATATGGTGTTCAGTACGCTAAAGCTATTGAATCTCAATGGGGAAAAACTACGGACGATTCTTCTTTAGTAGGTAAGAGAAATAAAACTTTTGAGAAAGACCGAGATTATGCTATTGGGGTTCAAGATACAAGTATATATAAGCAGCTATTAAATTCCCTTAATCCAAATAAAGCGGACGGAGCTTTGTTAAATATGGATTACACCCCAGTCCCTATTCTACCTAAATTCGTAAGAATTGTAGTTAACAAGATATTGTCTGTTAATCCTTATCCTAATTTAGAAGCGGTAGACCCTTTGTCTTCTTCTGAAAAAAATGAAAAAAAGAAAAGGATTTTAAAACAAGTTGACTCTAAGGATAAACTTAAAGAGCTAAAAGATAAGACGGGTGTTGTTTTAGATATGGATCCAGATTCTATTCCAGATACACCAGAAGAAGCGGAGATTTTATTCGACACTAACGTTAAAACAGACGGGGAGATATCGGCTCAGCTAGGGACGGAACTTACTCTTACGTGGAATAACTTCGTAGATAATACTTTCCGAAGATGTGTAAATGACTTGGCTACTCTAGGTATGTCTGTAGTAAAAAGGTCAAACGATCCAAACGAAGGCATTAAAACATCTTACGTAGATCCGTGTATGTTTATACATAGCTACACAGAAGACCCTAATTTCGAAGATCTTATATACGCTGGGCACATAAAAAAAATCTCTATACAAGAGTTAAAACGTTTAGCTGGAGAGGAATTAAATGAGGAGGACTACAAAAAGATTGCTCAGAAATCTAAAGGCCGAAATGGTAATGATTCTGGAAAATACAATAAGAACAACTATAGTCAAGCCCTAGGTAAGACCTCATTTGGATATGACGATTATATGGTTGAGGTTTTAGACTTTGAGTTTATTTCTGTCGATTGCATTCATTTTGAAGAAAAAGAAAACAAACATGGCAACACGGGGTTTTACTTTAAAGGCTTTGAGGAGCAACCTAACAAGAACAGTGTGTTTGAGAGAACCCCTCATAAATTAGAGGTGTCTACTGTTTATGGCGGAAGTTATGTTTTAGGTTGTGATTATTTATTTGGGTATGGCAAAACTAAGAACGTACCTAAAAATATACACGATATATCTAAGGCTACATTGTCTTATTCTGTAACGGCAACTAATATCCGTAACATGATGCCAAAATCTATGGTAAATAGCTGTGTGGGATTTGCAGATATGCTTCAGCTTACTCACTTAAAGATACAGCAAGCTATAGCAAAAGCCAAACCAGATGGTTTGATTATAGATATAGAAGGATTAGAGAATGTACAGCTAGGAAAAGGTGGAGAGCTACAGCCTTTAGATCTTCATGACATATATGAGCAGACAGGTGTTTTTTATTACAGAAGTAAAAACCCCGAAGGTGGATTCCAAAACCCTCCTGTTAGAGAGATAAGCAATAGCATAAGAAACATTAATGAACTTGTAGGTTTATATAACCATTACTTAGGTTTAATAAGAGATACAACGGGAATCAATGAAGCAATGGACGCTTCTTCCCCTAAAGGTGATGCTTTAGTTGGTGTTCAAAATCAAGCTATAGCTGCAGGTAATAACGCTATATATGATATAACAAATGCCGCTATGGTTTTGTTTAAAAAAGTATGTGAGGATATAGTTAAATGCATTCAAATTATACCTACTGAATCTGTTCTATATAAAATATATGAGAACGCTATCGGAGACACAAATATGGAGGCTTTAGCTTCTTTCAGAGACCTTCCAATGTACAACTTTGGGGTAGTTGTTGTAAAAGACATGGAGGAGAAAGATAAGGCTTATCTAGAACAAAACATCCAGATGGCCCTTCAACAACAAGAGTTAGATTTAGAAGACGCTATAGCTGTTAGAGGTTTAAAAGATATCAACCAAGCGGAAAGGCTTCTTGTTGTTAGGCGTAAAAAAAGAATGGCTATGCAGCAGCAGATGGCTCAGCAGAACTCAGAGCAACAAGCTAAAATGCAGGGTCAAATAGCACAACAGGCACAACAAGCTAAAATGTCTGAAATGCAAGCGCAGGGTCAAATTGACACTCAAAAAATTCAAATGCAAGCGCAGGTCGATATGAAGATGGCGCAAATGAGGCATGAGTTTACTAAAGAAATTGAAATGCTTAAAGCTCAAGCTACTCTTGGATTTAAAGAGGACGATAAAGAGTTTAAAGAAAAACTTGAGGTTTTAAAAGAAACCCGTAAAGACGACAGGCTAGATCAACAAACCTCCGACCAAAGCAAACTTATATCTCAAAGACAAGGGAAAAGAGAGGAGCTGCCTGAAGGTTCAAACAAACTAATTAATGCATTATTAAACGAATAATATGGCTAGTTCAGTAAATTTAGATAGATCAGATGTCTTAAATATAACATGTAGGAAAGGAGATACCTTTTCTATTACGCTTACTTTAAAGAATTCTGCGGGTACGGCCCTTACTTTGTCTACCAGCGGGTACGTTTTTTTAATGCAAGTAAAATCTACGGAGGTGACGAGAAGAGGAGGTTCCGTTAGATCAACTTTAATTTTAGGTACTCCTAATGCCGCAGCAAAGGATCAGGTCCGAGTTAAGTCTAAGTCTAAGACTAGGATCCCGCCTCCTGTAGTATCTGTACCGTCTAGTGGAAGGACATTTGAAACCCCTACCGTTGATGATAGTGGAAACGTAACTATTGAAGCTTCCGCTGAAACTATGAGTAAAGTTCCTTCTGGGAGTTACTCTTATGACCTTCAGTATATTCTTCCTAACGCTTCTGGCTTAGATACTCACAGGACTGTTTTAAGAGGAAAGTTTTCTGTTAACGCAGATGTAACCGAAGCATTTGAATAATAATGAGTGTATCTGTAAGCACAACATCTGACAATACAGTTAGCGTTTCTGTTGGCGGCAGTACTTCTGTTAGCTTTACAAAAAAAAACTTTTCCGTTTCTGCAAGTTTATCTGCTGCGTCTTCAACAATATTAACCGAAAAATCCATTGGATCAATACAAGTGGTTGTTTAACAACATAGGAAACATGAAAAAATTAATCTTCTTTTTATTTTTTTTACCTGTAACAATTTTATCTCAAAGCAGTTGGGTTAATGTAATAGTACAGGCCGATAACTACGGAGGAGAAACTAGCTGGGAAATTTACGAAGACAGTACTATTGTAGCTATATCTGGGGCATACGCAAACAACTCGTATAATGAAATATTTGTTACTCTTCCCCCAGGAGGATATAACTTTGTTATATATGATCAATTTGGTGATGGTATATGTTGTGATTGGGGAGAAGGGTATTTTGGTCTAGTTAACAACTGTGGTTTAAATACATTTGTATATGATTTTAACAGTCCTACAGCAACTGTATACTTTGACTTGCTAGCTTGCCCACCACCCGTAATAGGATGTATAGAAGCAGAAGCTTTAAACTTTAATCCTTGGGCTAATTCTCCTGCTCCTTGTACCTTTCCCCCAGCCGCTTGTGCTAGCGGCCAAACTAACATTATTTCTCTTATTACTCCTGATAGCTATCCTAATGAAACGAGCTGGCAGATAACAGTTAACGGAGACACTCTTATATCTGGAGGGTACGAAGGAACTACAGGAGTAACAATACCAACTTACACATGTGTTAACGAAGGAGATACTCTTGTAGCTACCATTTATGATACTTACGGAGACGGAATGTGCGGTACTTGTTGGGGAGGAGTAGATGGATATTTCAATGTGCTAACATTGTGTGGAGATAGTATTTTTACAGTGGGCGGAGAAACTCAGTTTGACACAATTTCTTCTAATCCCTACATAGTACCTGTATGTGCACCTGTATCTTTTCAAGGATGCACTACGCCAGGATATGTAGAATACAATCCTTTAGCAGTTACAGATGATGGAAGTTGTAATACACTTGTAACGTTAGGTTGTACAGACATTACAATGTTTAATTACGATGTCTTGGCAAACACTATGGATGTTCACCCTTCATGTGATTACACCCTTACTATTACAGACGGTGGAGCAGACGGATGGTTTGGTAGTTGGTTAGGAATGACTCAAGGAGACAGTGTCTACGGTCCTTACTCAATGGGAGTAAATGATGGGTATGAAGAGGATTTTAATCTAACTCTAAACTCAAACGAAGAGATAAGTGTTTATTTTTTCACGGAGGGTAATGCAGAAACAACAGCTTCACAATGTGGCTTTAGAATTGAAGGCCCGAACGGAACGGTGCTACAGAGTGGAACAAACCCCTGGACAGATCCTCTTAAAAAATTTCCATATAAATACACTGAAACACCAACGTGTTCTAATTACTGTGAGGTATTTGTATACGGGTGCATGGATATAGAAGCTCAGAACTACGATGTAGATGCTAACGCCGAAGATAATACTTGTTATTTTGCGGGTTGCACTCAAGCGGGATATGTAGAATACTACAATCAGGGTTATGTAGCGGACTACGACAATGGGAGTTGTAATGAATTAGCTTTATTTGGATGTATGGATGAGCTAGCCTTAAATTATGATAGTGAAGCTAACGTAGATACAGGAGACTGCATTGAAGTAGTTGTTGACTGCACGGACCCTAACGCAGTGAATTACAATGAGTTAGCCAACTCCCCTAGTAATGAATTATGTTTATACGATGCGGGATGTATAGGTGAACCAGGTACCCCTTATTACTTAAACGACTCATGCTATGCGTGGATAATAACAATAGATCCATACTGTTGCGAAGTAGAATGGGACAACGCTTGTATTGATTTATACAGCTATTGTGAGCAGGGATGGCCAACAGGAGTTCCAGAAGCTAACAATGGGTTTGATGTGTACCCTAACCCAGTAAGCGACGTATTAAACATACAGACCTCTCAGAACGTCCTTACAGAGGTGTACAATGCTTTTGGTCAAATTGTAATACCAAGCACTAGAGATAAAAGAATCAACCTTACGCATCTACCTAAAGGCCTCTATGAGGTTGTTGTAAATTATAACGGAAGAATTTTAATTAAAAAAATAATAAAGTCATGAGTTATTTAACGAATAAAAAGATTAAGAAACGTATTGATAGTCTTTTAGGTAAGAACGCTTCTTACCAAGCGGCTAACGTTTGTGTTACTAATAGCAAAACTAAGAGACAAGAAATAAATAGGCACTGCAAAGTTAATTTTGTAAACCCTATTAAGGATATAGATAAAAATTTTTACAATCAAATAATTTTACAATAACCATGAGGTATTTATTAGTTATATTATTCTCGTTACTTTCATTTAGTGTTAGTAGCCAAACCTTAAAAAAGACTTTTAAGTTTGCAACTTTTTATACTGCATTCAGCGGAGGGAATTCTATTTCTGATAATAGCGTATATTCTGTAACTAACTCTTTACAAACGGACATTATAGAGACTCCTTTTGATTATTCTTTTACTGCTGGAGTTCGTAAAATAGCTAGGTTTGGATATGAGAACCGAGCTAATGCTTTTTATAACGGAACAGAAAAATCATATAGTGACGCAGCTACAGTAGGTAAAGTAAAAGGCTTTGAGTTTTTATTTGAAGCTGATTGGAGACGACAACAAGGAGTAAACTTTTTAGATCAAAATCATTTTGTTAGATACGTTGCTAAGGACTGGGTAACTAAAGTGGAATATGTACAGGATGGTTTTGCGGACGTAGAGTATTTTGAAGGATCACAAAGATTACGATTAAGTGTAAATGATAGGCTTAGTTTTAATCTTGGCATTGCACAACGAATATCCGAGCCTTATGGCTATGACGCCTTAGAAGAGTGGATGTTATCTAATGGGAATTTACATTATACCACTCTTGCTATTCAAGAGGGATACACTGTAGATGTATCTGCTAACGAATATTACAATTCAGAAGGATTTCTTGTTGCTACAAGTGCAGATGTTTGGGAGCAGGTGGTTGTTCCTGAGGTTATAGATGATTATGTGTTTCGTAAAAGAAGCGAGCTTCCTAGCCAATGGAACCACTCAATAGTAGTAGGATTTGACTATTATAAATTTTCTAAAAACTTTTGGATGCACAGCTGGGCGAGTGTAATGCCTTATCACCTAAGGGTTGACAGCGAGTACTCTTACTTTGAAGCAACAAGCGGGGACCAGTGGATAGATTACTCTGGAGGCCTTATCTTTGGTTGGAGATTAAATAAGAGTCTTGGTGTGTTCTTAGAGGGAAAATACAATAAGTATTGGAACAGAGAGTGGCACGATTTCTCAGTGGGACTTAACTATGTAATATTATAAATATGCCAAATATTATTAAAAAGAAAAAGAAAAAGAAAAATACTGTAAATTACAGTATGCCCTATGAGGGGTCTATAGGGATGTCCGTTAATAGGGAGATAGCAAAAAAAATATGGAGTAGTTCGGCAGACGCAAACGAACAAAAATTAGGATATATTTTAACTAGAGATGCCGACGGAAAGTATATAGCAAGAACTAAATTAGAATCAAAAGCATAAGATATGGCGCAACAGATTGGGGAGAAAACAGAAGTAACTTTAGACTTAAAGACAATAGGTATGGGAGTTGCTGGTATAGGATCATTAATTGCTATGTGGTTTGCTCTTCAAGCAGACATAACTTTAGCAAAAGAATTGCCTGTGCCACCAGATCCAGAGATTACACGTATGGAGTTTGACATGAAAGATCAATTGGTTCGTCAAACAATTATGACTACTCAGGACGATGTTAAGGAGATGAAAGCCGACCTTAAAAATATTGAGGACAAAATAGATGCTTTAAAATAATAATCCATGAAAACTTTACTCATCACTCTTTCTTTTCTTTTGTTCACTACAGCAGTATATGTTTCTATACCTGAAGAGATCAATATCCCAGATTCAGGTGTATGTGTTGTAGAATTTAACGCTAGTTTTAATGCTAGCAATAGTGTAAGCTGGTTAGATAACCTAAGTGACTGTAAGGGCAGACGTATAGATATAGCGTCAAACCCTGACATGCAAAAAGAACATAAGATCGTTGTGGTCCCTACTCTTGTTATTTTTAGTGAAGGCGAAGAAGTAGAAAGGTTTCAAGCTAACATTATGATGCAGCTTGAGGCTACACAATCAGAAGTGCAAGATGCGGTTGACGAAGTTATAATGAGTGCATTCTAATGAAAGCTTGTAAATGCGAACATAAAGAAAAGGAATATAAGAAAGGAGGTAAGACTCCTGCTTGGACACGTAAAGCAGGGAAGAATCCAAAAGGCGGATTAAACGCAAAAGGTGTAGCTTCTTACAGAAAGGCAAATCCAGGCAGCAAGCTTAAGATGGCTGTAACAGGGAAAGTTAAAGCGGGGTCTAAGGCTGCAAAGAGACGCAAATCTTTTTGCGCTAGAATGAGTGGGATGAAAGGACCTATGAAAAAACCAAATGGCAAGCCTACAAGAAAGGCTTTAGCTTTACGTAAATGGCGTTGTAGAAAAAAGAAATAATGAAAGCAATTAAAAAATATGTAAAGGGTGGAAAAAATTTTTTGGTAGAGAGTGAAACTTCTACTGATACAAAAAGCAAAAAAAGAAAAAAGGAAGAAAAAACAAAGACTGTTTTTAAAGACGATACTACAGTTACCGATTCTGATACAGGAGAATCTACTACTAGTAAAACAAAACAAGTAGATAAAGCTAATCCACGTAGAAAGAAATCTAAATTTAGAAAGGTTTTTAAAGTAAGAGATGCTGATGGGAAGTTATTAGTTAAACAAGTAGATAGAACGAATATATTTGGTAAACCAAAAAGTAGAGTAAGAGTTACTAGAAGAGGGCGTGAAGCTGGTTATTAAAAAACATATAATAAAAAAATGAAACCTGTTAAAAAAAACACTAAGCTAAAGGTATTTAGCAAGAAGATAGAAGTAGCCCCTCCCAAGGGCTACCATTGGATGGAAGAAGGCGGTAGATATTTCTTAATGGAAGGCTCTTATGCTCCTCATCCTAAGTCTGTAGAAAAAGCAATGTTCAAACTTTCTAACCATAGCAAGGGTGGAAAATAAGACAACGTAATAATACTTATATTTGCATATAAATAATTCTTAAAATGGCTACGATCTCAGCAACAATAAATCTTACTAGTCCAGACATTACTGGTGACCCTTTAAATTTAAGTAAGACAACTAACTTAAATAAAGCGGGTACTGCTACTGGTTTGGACCAGTTTACAGGCGTTACTACCGTAGTATATGCAACTGCTAAGACAGCAGAGAAAATTGTAGATGCTGCAGATTACGTTGACACATCCGCTTCTCATAAAGTTTACATTAAAAATTCAGCTACTGGGTCTAGCGATTTTATTACTGTTGAGCTAGGGGGTAGTAATGTTTTAATGGGTAGACTTTACCCAGGAGATTGGTGTTTCTTCCCGTACGACGGAACTTTAGACGTAGACATAGATACTAGTGCAGCTAATATGAAGGTTGAATATGCTGTTTTTTCTCAATCAACCGCATCATAATAATATAGACTATGGCAACTACAACAGCAACATTAATCCTTAGTAGCGCAGACGTTACAGGACATAGCTTTAATATGACGCAGACAGCTACCTTAACTAAGGCGGCTTCTTCAACAGGGCTAGACGAGTTTACAGGTATTACTAGCAGAAAGTATCCATCAGCGCAAACCGATACGGTTGTTGTGGCGGATAGCATATATGTAGATACTACCGTAGCCCACAAGGTTTATATTAGAAATACAAGTACTGGTAATAGCGATTATATCTTAGTGGAGCTTGAAGGTAATGTCATTATTGGAAGACTTTATCCAGGAGATTGGATGTTTATTCCTTATGCAGGAACGTTAGATATTCAAGTAACTACTATAGCTACAAACGTAAGCATTGAGTACGGGGTATTCTCTCAATCAACTGTATCATAATGGCAAGAACAGCAACGACAACGGCAAGCTTTTCTTTATCTAGTGCAAACCTAACCAGTAGCCCTACTAATATCAGTGCGTCTACTACTCTAACAAAAGCAGCCTCTAAGCTTGGGTTGACCGACACTTCTGGTTTAGGGGTAAAAACAACATTATCGGTTGATCAATATACTTTATTCTATGCAGATCAATACACCGCTGACAAGTCAAGCAAGGTTTATTTAAGAAACCTTTCTACTATAGCTAGCGAATTCTTTTTAGTTTCAATAGACGACGAACCTTTAGGTAGGCTTTATGCTGGAGATTTTTCATTCTTCCCATGGTCAGCTACTGATGGGGTTAGACAAGTTATATCTTTAACTTTAGCAGCTACTTGGGCTACAGCAGATACAGTTACTTTTGATGGGCAAACTATAACTGGAGCAGCAGCAGCAACTACAGCCGCTTGGGTTGAGCTACTTGCTACTACTAAATATCCTAACTGGACAGCTGCGGAAAATGGTGGCGCTAGTGATACCGTAGTGCTTTTTACAGCTAAGGATAGTAATAATTTAGAAAACTTTCAATTAGGAAGTGCGGAGGTAGCAACTGGGTCAATAGTGGCAACTATAACGGGCAATGGTACAGCCGTTGTAGCGCAAGTCACAGAGGGCGTAGCAAGTGCAAACGACATTAAAATTACACCAAGTGTAGCAACTTCGATGTCATTAGAACACATATTAATAAACGAATAATGGGAAATCTTAGAGTAGGCTTATCATTAAGTAGTACGGACTTGCTCTCAAGCTCGTTAAATATCTCTGTAGCTACATCTTTAATATTAGACTCAGGAAGCCTTATTAGAGCAAAAGTAAAAGGTACAGCAGCCGATAGTGACGATCTAGCTATATATATAGTTAATCAGTGTAGCGACAGAGCGTACCTATACATAAAGAATTTAGATTCTCAACTAGAGAATTACGTATACATACATAACGACACAGATACTGGGTTAGTAGCTAAAGTAGGTGGAGGAGAGTTTGCTTTCATCCCTGTTGCTGTAGACAAGAAGTATGAAGTGTATGGGACTGTAATAGACACATTAATCGAGTACGGGGTATTCGGAAACGATAACTCAGCTGCACCATACGGTGGAAGCTAATAACATAAAGACATGGCACATCCAAGTAATCTTATAGGTAAAAACCCTCATTATATTGTAGGGGCTGTAACTGCAACTCTTACTGGGGGTGATTATTTTCATACCATTACTGTTCTAGCAGCCGCTGTTTTAACGGTTAAAGGTGGGGGGATATTTGAACACCTAGCAGCTGATGGAGGTGATGGTACTCATATAGATTCTGGCGGTACTACACTTGGCGATACACATGACGCTGGTTTCTATGAAGCCTTAGGCACAACAGCGATTGCGCTTACTATTCCAGTAGGAACTACTATACACGGAAGATTTACAGAGATTGCTTCTTCAACCAGTGATATCTCAATAGCATACAAATAATGCCTAGTCCAGCAAGCAGATTAAATAGTCAAATTTATCACATTGGCACAAGCAAAACAGCTGCTTTAACTAGTGGTAAGCTTTTTCATACAGTTACTTGTTTAACTGGTGGGGTTATTACTCTTTTAGGGGATTTAACCGAATTTGTTGCTGGTTCAAGCACAGATACTACCATTCGCGCAACAGATTATGTAGAGGCTGGAGACTATGGGTATACGCAAGGATTATTGGGGAAGCTTATTGAAGATGATGCAGAGTTAGATAACAGTGTAACAGGAACATTTACAGCAAGTCAAAGTGGCGGAACTGTTGCGGATAGTACAGTAACTGTAACTAGAGCAGGTGTTGATGTCACTGCTAGTGTAACCCCGCCTGCATTTGACGGAATAACTACAGGTAGTGGCGGCGCAATAACCGCTATAATTCCTACAAGTACAGTAGGGGCAGATTTAAAGGTAGGAGATGTTTTAACTTTTAACGTTATAGTCAGTGCTGCTAGTATTGGTGGGGCAACCCTAACATTAGAAGCTGACGATATAGATCTTGATGCTGGTATATACTTAACCGCCTCAGGAACATCTGTAGCGGTAACTATGCTTGCTGGACAAACCATTACAGGTCGGTTTACGTCTATAGTAACTGACGGGACAGCTATATTAATAGGATATAAATAACAATATAATTAAATATAATGGAAGAACAATTTGAAAAAGCGGAGATCTTTGATACTCCCGAACAGCTTGCCGCATCAATGCAAGCAGACGCACAACCTACTCAAGAAGCTCCACAACAGGAGTCTCAACCTGTTTCCGAACCCGTTCAGGAACAAACAGAGCAGGAAGCTCCACCTCAGGTAGAGCCAGTACAGGAACAGACTAACGAACCTGTACAACAAGAAGAATTTCAATATCAAGCGACGACTGACGATAATATCGAACAACAGGCGTCAACGGATAATGATAATACAACTCAGCAGTATTCTGACAACGACATAGAGTCGGCAGTGTTTAACTACGTAAGCGAAAGGCTTGGACGCGAGGTTAAATCATTTGACGATTTTAGTCAACCCCAGAACGCTATGGATGAGAGGATCCAAAAGATCGCGGAATTTGTACAAAATACAGGTCGCGGTCCTGAAGATTGGTTTAAGTATCAGTCGTTAAACCCATCTGAAATGGATGATATGACGGCAGTGAAGATTAAATATTCACAAGATTACCCACAGCTAAACTTCAATGAGATCAATACTCTCGTTAGTTCTAAATACAAGACGAATCCTGATGAGTTTAGTGAAGGTGAATTACAGGTCTCAGCTTTACAGCTAAAGATCGATGCCACGGATGCACGTAATAATATTGAAGAGATACGCAATACTTACGCCGCTCCTATGCAAAAGGAAACATCTGAACAACAAGAATCTTACTTTACTGAAGATTGGGCTCAAGATATGCAAAGAGAAACATCTAGTTTCGAAGGCTTAGAGTTCGATTTAGGAAATGGTAAGAATTTTAATTTTGGTGTAGGTGAGAACTACAGAAAGACTCTAGTCGACAACCACCAGAATGCTGAGAATTATTTAGACAGGTATGTTGACCCTAATGGAAATTGGGATTACGATACCTTTAATTCTCATCAAACGCTCATTGATAATATCGACAACATCGTCTCTTCGGCGTATCGTCAAGGTATGGGAGATGGGCAAAGAGGGTTAGTTAATAAGGCGGCTAACGTCTCTACTAACACACCTTCTCAAAACGCTGCTCAAAACAACACTAATTCATTAGCGGAGCAAGTGAAGAACATCATGGGGGCTAACTCCAATAAGATGACATTTAACATTTAAAATAACAAAAACTAAGAAACAATGGCAACATTAACAGGAGCTAAAACAACGGCTGGGTCAACCCAAGCTGATGCAGCAGGCGCATTTCGGATTTCACCTGAATCGTACACAACTGTAGGCGAACTATTAAAAACAACAAAAGATGAGCACATGCCTGGGCTTATCGAGACTTACGGCGATCAAGGTATCACTGGATTTCTTAAACTTACAGGCGCAATTAACAGCGGTGGATCTTCTGACGAAGTAAACTGGTGGGAGGCTGGTCGTCGTCACAAGACATTAGCATACACATCTGGTATAACTATTTCTGGGGACACTAAAAGCCTAAGCGTTACAGACGCTATTGTAACAGCAGCGGTGCAAGTTAACGATGTTCTTATGGACAAAGAAACAGGCGCACGTTTTATCGTAAAATCTGGTGGATTTGCAACAGGAGATGCAGTAAATGTCGTTCTTGTAAAACTAGACGGAAGTATAGTTGCAACAGGCACAGATATTGACGCTGGTACAGCTGGAGAGTTTATTAGACTAGGTAATATGTACGCTCAGGGAAGTAACCAACCTACAGCATACGACGATTTCAACGCTAAAAAGCGTACTAACCCATATATGATCGTTAAAGATCGTTACGAGGTTAACGGTTCGCAGGCTACGAATATCGGTTGGGTAAATGTAGGTGGCGGAGAGTACCGCTGGTTTATGAAGGGTGAGCAAGAGGCTCGTGCTCGTTTCGAGGACCGTC